CATTAGAAATTGATTTATAAAATTTTTTCTAATGTTTTAATTTTACTAACCACTTGACTGAATTTGAAAGTTCTCCACACGCCTGGGTGCAATGGCTTAGGATAATTTTCTAACGGAACCCAGCAATATCCATTGTGTTCGTTGTTTAACACAGGAATAAATTCATCAGTTACTGGAATTAGAAATGTGTGATAGCAGAAATTATTGTCGTCGCTGGTGAATTTTTCTAAAGGAATAATTTTATAACTACTAGCGTCAACAGATATTTCTTCTTGTATTTCTCTTATCAAGGCCTGCGACACAGTTTCGTTGTGTTCAACTCCGCCTCCAACTAGCCCCCAAGAATGTTTGTGTTTTTTCTGACTGCGTAATAAAAATAAGTAACGTTTGGTGGTGATACTGTATACCAGTGCACCGCAGCCAACTAGAGTATTATGCTCCATCTACCTTCTCTGTATATGCCTTCATAACTTCTAACCCAGCTTTCGCCATCCCAATAAAACTGCACGTTTGTATTTAAGTTGGTTACGTAGGCGCCATCAATATTGTTTTGACTATCAAAACTCACTCGCCAGCGAGTGCCATCAAATTCAATAATGTCGTTGGCATTGGCATAAAAAGAAATGTTATTAGGTGACCATGCTTTGGCAAAGTCAGTGTTGTTTATACTATTAATTGGTTTTAAGATTAAAAATCTTGTACCTGTATACACTTTGTAATTGCCAGTGTTGCTATCTATTAACAGCTGATCTACATTAACCTTTTGCGGGTCAATAATGGCGTTTACCGGATTTAATGTATTAGCTGGTAAAGTGTCTACAAATGGTTCAAACAAAAGCAAGGAATCGTCCACAGGGTGAAACGCCACAGTGCCTACAATTTCTGTGCCATCGGGCTGCTGCAATCTTATCTCACTAGTGCCATTTTTAAGTACACCGTATAAACTCAAGAACCCGCTCCAACTGTCTGGTTTGCCTGATCTAGTAAGATCAAGTTCAGCGGTATTCAGTTGCTCATTGTTATCAATAATAATATTCAAAGGATCCTGTACGATTTCGTCATATTTTATGAGTTGCAAAGTATTTCCTGTGTACATGATACCGTAGCGCATGGGCACCCAAGATCTGCGAGTAAGCAATAGATCTGGATCTCCAAGAGCATCTTCAGGAACACCAGTATCGCTACTGTCAAAAATAGAACTGATGACCTTTTGAACCACACCAAGTTTTTTAAGTTTAGCAGGCGGACTTATCCAAACTGGAAGATCAAACGTCATGGTAGCCACACTTATAGGATCGTCGGTGCCCACTGGCACAGTTCTACTGTCCCAACTTACATCAGTTAAAGTTACAATACTCAAACTGGTCCAGTCAATGTAGTTGTCCGTGCTTTGTATTTCAAGACTAGGATTAAACAGTGTACACAATTGTTCAATTAGTTGCAGTTTTTGTTCAGTATTGCTGGTCCAAACATCTAGTTTTAATGTGAGACGATAGGGCACAGGCATGTGACGTTCCACAGTATAACTGTCGCCTTGTTCGCTAGTAGGCATCCCTGTGTTTGGATCAATACGCCTTTGTCTAATATGCAGTTTGCTCACATGAAAAGGTTCCTGCATGCGCTCACGATCGTACTGTAATCCGGTGATATAAACTGCCATGGCAGGCACAGTACTCATGGCATTTTCGCTCATGCCTTTGAGAATGTGTGCAGCCTGTCTACTAGCATCACCATAAAACACCGGCACAGTTTGCAATGCCAGCTTGCCTGTGGTGGCGTCGGTGGTTCCAAACTGTACTTGAAAATTACTTACCATTCTAATAAATTGTAGTAAGAATCGTCTTATTTGCTCATCGTAAAAGAATTGAACAGCCATTAGTTATCCGCCTTTGGTGTTAGTGCTTTGCTCAAGCTCACACGTTCGGTAATCACATCACCGTTGGCATTGGTCCATGTGGTTGTGTTATTTACAAAGCCATTTCGTTGAGTCTTGTTGTCAGCAGCTCCTGGTGTAAGATTGGTCCTCACACTGTCCTCAATTTTAACCCATTTGCTACCGTTATATCTAAACAATCTATTTGGCACAAAATCTAGCCTTAAAAAATAATCTCCTGATTTGGCATTCGTAGGAAACGCAATTCCCATACTAATATCAATTCCGTTTGGAGCAGTGCCATCACCAGTCATGTAACCTTGTACCTTGGAGGCAGGAGCAGCGTTGCCGCTGGAACTATCAAGATTTATAATTTTACGCAAGGTGATAATTTCGCCGCTGGCAATGGTAGTGTTGCTGCTGAGTATGATTCCAGAATTACCAATGATGCCGGTGACTGTTACACCGGCATTGGCTAAAATGTTTGCGGAACTAACGGTGGCACCAACAATGGCTGCTCTTGCATTGCCAACCAAGATTCTATTAGAGTTAATTCTAGTTCCAGAAGCAATTAAATTTATAATGCTGGTGCCCGAAGCATCAATATTTCCTGTTGCAATATTTTGTCCACTGGGCGCGGTTAGTTGTCCATTAACTCCTCTTGTGACCACGTATAGATTAGCATTGTTGTATCCGCTTTTTGGCAGTTCAACTTCTGCTTGTGCTATGATATTTTCATTTATATCAAGATACTTTTGATAGGTACTTACTACATCTCCAATACTGGTAGCGTTGGCATTGGCTGTAAACGGATCGCTGTCTGCGGCAATCTTGTCTAATATGTCTTTGTACTCTTGACTGTCTACCAGCGGTTGTAGTTTTACACGCCACAGGTGTGGGTACCAAGTTGGGCTAAACCCTTCGGCTGCCCAGTTAGCATCTGCAACCACATAGTAGCGTTTGATTGCAAATGGAACACTCTGGTCTAAAGCATGATAGTCTTTAAGGTGCATGAGCTCTAGTACATCGCCGGCAATAATCTTACGGCCCACGGTTTCTACCATGTCATTCAAATGAAAAGTCATGAACTGAGTGCCAGTGGCTAGAAAAATACCAAATTGACTTAGATCAAAATCTTGATCTGTTTTTTGATATATGCCTCGCAGATTGTAGATATCTGTGTCGTATTTGCGATCACGGTTTTCTAAAAACAGCAGGTCCTGAATATTCAACTCACTTTGATTTGCATATTCAGGTTTGGTTGCGTCTGTGCCATCGCCACTGACTGGTCCAAGATACTTGTGTAAGTGGATGCCAGTACCGCCCACAGTGAACATTTCGCTGATTCTGCGATCCAGAAACTTGTAGTCGTTACCTTTATTTTCACGCCATAGGCTCAAACGTGGCATTTTTAAACCCTTATTGTTATATTTAGCTGTTTGACAACAAGCCCAATTTCACGTATAATTACACAGTAAAAACAGTTAAGGAGCAAGCATGGTTACAGCATCCAAAAGCAAGCCTGTTGCAAAAAAAGCAACAAAAGCACCCAGTGTAAAAGCGCCGCCTAAAAAGAAAGCCACAATTCGCCGCACTCACCTTGCCGACGAAAAATACACAGGCAGTGAACCGCAATGGGACACCGAGCTGGCGCTTAAAATGACAGATGAGGAGTTTGATCATCATTTGCGACGCAGTTTTTATTTTTATAACTATCATTTTACAGTCAAAGACCTCAAGCCTGAGTTTGTAAAATGGTTACAAGAACAAAAACATTTTGAAGTAAACAAAGCAGATTTAAGCAAGATTATAAAAAGTCGTTGGGTGCCTATGACAGCCTGCAGTCTGGTCATGGCACATAATGTAGGCATGCCTTTACGTGGACGCACTCTTGAATATCTTAAAAATAGTGTGCAAGAAGTTTGCCTGAAATACGATTACTACAAAGAAGGCGATGATGAACAACCTGAACAAGTGACCCCTGCACAAGTCAAGGTTTCCACAATTCAAGATCGTTTGAACGAACGTACTAGCGAGCTACTGGGCGAGCTTGAAGGACACTACGATGAAGTGTGCGAGGGAAAAACTGCATTTGATCATTACAAGTTTTTGGTTTCTAACAATGTGGTACAAGGTCAGTTGATCAAATACGAGTCCTTGTACATGACAAGAAAAGTTGAGCTTGATGCTGCTTACAATGGCATGGATGCTGATCTAGTTGAAGCCTACAAACATTATCGTGCCGCAGATTGGAAACGTATTTTTGCTTGGTTAGATGGTTTGTTTACTGCTATTGAGCAATACCGCGGAGTAAAAAAAGCCAGCAAGAAGGCTCGTGTTAAAAAAGCACCTAGTAAAGAAAAGCTGGTGAGCAAGCTCAAGTATTGCAAAGATTTTCCGCAGTTGAAAATTGTGAGTATTAATCCTGCAGAAATAGTTGGAGCACAAGAGCTCTGGGTGTACAACACCAAGACTCGTAAGTTAGGCAAGTACATAGCCAGCAACAGCGACGGTTTTGTTGTAAAAGGAACCACAATTGAAAACTTTACAGACAAGAGTGTGAGTAAGACTCTGCGTAAACCTGAGCAACAGCTATTGGAATTTACCAAAAGTAACAAGGTGCAATTGCGTAAATTTTTAGAAAGCATCAAAGCCACAGAAACACAGCTAAACGGGCGCATTAACACAGATACTGTACTGCTGCGTACTCAATAATCTTCAACCCCTGCTTGCATAAATACTGCAACAGGGGGTTTTTATGGCCACACTAAAGTCAGGACTTAATTCTAAACAACATTTGATTACCGACAGCTTGGGTACACCAGGTCCGATTGCCTATGATGAAACACAGTACGATAGTGTATCACTCAAACGCAAAGAAATAGAAGACTATGTGCGCTTTCGTTTAGGCGATGGTATGGTAGATGTTGAATTGGATCCTGATCATTATAGAGTGGCCATTGATAGAGCACTACTACGTTACAGACAACGAGCCGGCAATGGCGAAGAAGAAAGTTACGCTTTCCTAGAATTGCTGCCAGAAACACAAGAATACATCCTACCAGAAGAAGTAATGACTGTACGACAGATTTTTCGTAGAGGCATTGGCAGTGTTACTGGCACAACTGCTAGCCAGTTTGAACCGTTTGCAAGTGGTTATTTGAACACATACATGCTGGTAGCCGGTCGTGTTGGCGGGTTAGTGAACTACGAACTATTCAGTCAATATCAAGAATTAGCCATGCGCATGTTTGGTGGGCACATGAATTTTACTTGGAATCCAATGAGTAAAAAACTCACTTTGGTACGTAAAATTCCCGAGACTGGGCATGTGTATAAAAGAGTGAGCACTCTCACAGCCGACAACACTGCTGTTGGTAGCACAATCACTATCACATTCACTGATGCTTGGAACGAAATCGCAGTGGGCTCCACTTTGGTTATTGCCAACTGTCCAGTTACTGGATACAACAATGCCTACGAAGTTCTTACTGTGGATAATGATTCCAAGGTATTCACTGTAGAGGCACTGAGCAATCTTGGATCTACTGCGGTCACTGGCAGTGATAGAGATCGTACTAGAGCTTACAGTCCTCAGAGCGACGATCCTGCTGAGACAGTACTGCTACACATATACAACAAAAAGCCAGACAGCATGCTGTTAAATGACAGTAGAATCTTTCCATGGCTGCAAGATTATTCATTAGCAGTTGCCAAAGACATGCTAGGTCAAGCTCGCGAAAAGTTTGCTACTATAGCCGGACCACAAGGCGGTACACAATTAAATGGTGGGGCCTTAAAGACAGAGGCCAAGGCAGAAATGGAAGCTCTTGAAGAAGAACTAAAAAGATTTTACGATGGCAGTATGCCATACACCTGGGTAATTGGATAATGAAGATAAAAGAAATTATCACCGAAGTAAGAGCAGGAAGTATACCTGACAATTTTAAACAGTCAAGTGCCGGTCTGCACACTTTCAGCGATGCGGAAAAAGCTAATACCGACTACACACATTATAGATTAGGGCTAGCACTAGCCTGTGCAGACGGTAAAGGACAACTGATTGACATGGATCCAAAAACCTTTTATGGTAAGAAACACACCGCCCATCCTTACACTAAAGAAGAAGGAGACATGCTCAAACAGAGCTACAAATTGGTTGGAGCAAACTACAAAGATCTTAATAAAGGCAATTTGAACAGCATGGAAGTGTCTGACACAAATAAAGTGAGCCCAACAGCCAAACCTAAGAAAAACAAATACGGTGTTTGACCACCGAAGCATTTTAGTTTATAATGCCCCTAAGGGGGCATTTTTTATGATCATTGGTATTTCAGGATTTATAGGGTCAGGCAAAGACACAGCAGCCAATTACCTGGTTGGTTTTCACGGATTTAGACGAGACAGTTTTGCAGGCGCACTCAAGGACGCTGTGGCCACAGTGTTTGGTTGGGATCGCGAATTGCTAGAAGGGCTCACACCAGAAAGTCGTTCCTGGAGAGAACAAGTAGATGAGTGGTGGGCCAAGAGACTGAACATGCCACACCTGACTCCGCGTTGGGTACTACAGCACTGGGGAACTGAAGTGTGTAGACAAGGTTTTCACGACGATATTTGGATTGCTGCTCTTGAAAACAGATTGCGACAGCGCAAAGGCGATACTGTGATCACAGATGTGCGTTTTCCTAACGAGATCAAATCTATTAGAAACGCAGGCGGGATTATCTGTTGGGTAAAACGCGGCCCACTGCCCGAATGGTATGACACTGCAATACTGGAAAATACCACTCCTTTGGACAAGCAATGGTTACTAGAAGATGCACATCAGTTGATGCCTCAGAAGTATCCTAAAGTGCATGCCAGCGAATGGGCCTGGGTTGGTACAAGATTTGACTATGAAATTGACAACAACGGCACAGTTGAACAGTTGTACGATCAACTTAAAAGTCTGATACCCGCTCAGCAGGCTTCCATGGTAAACGCTCTAGATATAATACTTGCTGGCAATTAAGACACACTGTTCTTAAATTCACACGATCTACATTTTTTAAGTTACCGTCCACATGATAAACATGCAACTGTTTGTCAGGTAATCTAGCCACAAAGCCGCAATGATCACATGCGGCTTTTTTTCTATAGCCCGCACGATACCAAGCCGGACGTTTGGCTGCAACTTGCTTGCCTTTGCGTAGACAAATATCACACCTGCTTCTGTAATGTGTGATTCCTTCCTTAACATAGTTTACCGCCACATCCCTGGCGTTACAAGCTGGACAAAGACCTCTGGATTTCATAGTAATAGTTATGATAAACCTTTGCAAAGGGCACTCTAATCGCCCAAAATTACCACTTCCAAATAAATATCTATAACATGATTTTTGTCAAAGGAAAATAACATGGCAACTTTAGTTTCTCCAGGTCTAAGTGTAACAGTTACAGATGAGAGCCAGTACGTACCAGGCGGTCCAGGTACAGTACCTCTAGTGATTCTAGCAACAGCACAAGACAAAACTTCACCAAGTGGCGGTACTGCTACTGGTACTACCGCAGCCCGAGCAAATACCTTACAAGCATTTGGCAGTCAGCGTGAGCTGATCACAGCCATGGGATATCCTGTGTTTAAAACTGCTGCTGGTAGCCCTGTGCATGGCGACGAACAAAACGAATATGGATTGCAAGCGGCCTACAGTGCAATGGGTCTTGGTAACAGAATGTTTGTGCTTAGAGCTGATATTGATCTTGATCAACTTACACCTACCGGGGTAAGACCAAAAGGACTAGTTGATGACGGTTTCTACTGGTTTGATCTTACCACATCTGATTTTGGTGTGTTCCAGTGGAATGCATCAACACAGGCTTTTACAAAGCAAACAATAACAGTTTTAACATCAACAGCAGATGTAAATTCTCCTGCAGGTGCCGGCGAACCTTACACTCCAAAAGACAGTGTAGGCGAAATTGGTAGTTATGCAGTGATTGCAGTTGATGATGACAATCCTCTGTTTTATAAAAATGCAGACAATGTTTGGGTAGCAGTTGGCTCAATAGATTGGCAAAAGGCTTGGCCTACTGTGCAAAGTTCATATGCAACTTATGCTGGAAACGAAGTAGCAGCAGGCACACAAGTCACAATTAACACAGTCACCGTGACTATTACCGCAGCCGGCGCAACTGCCACAGGCACTGAAGTGGTAACAGCAATCAACGCTGCGTTTGCAGCCAACTACGGTGACGGTATCCGTGCAGAAATTGATACCAACGGAAGACTAATCATTCGCGCCACTTCAGATGCAATGAGCGACGGGTCTACTGCTGACGGCAAAGTTATTATTGTTGACGATGCTGGTGCAGCCGATCTAGGACTAGATGGCGGCATTGAAGCCTGGGCACCAATTCTTGATTTTGGGAAGTATACAGAAGTACCAACATTTGCAACTTCAGAAGCCACACCAGCACCAACTGGTAGTATCTGGGTAAAAACTTCTGTGGTTGGTAGTGGAGCTAATTGGGTGGTGAAAAGATTCAATGCATCAACTGGTGCATTTGCTACTATCGCAGCTCCGGTCTATGAGGACAAAGCAGCAGCCATTTATGGACTAGATGCACTAGGTGGTGGATTCAACCTAGCGGTGGGTACACTGTATGTTGATTATTCAACACTAACTGATTTTCCTGGTACATTTAAAATTTGGCGTCGTTACAAAAGTGGTGTAACTAAAGTTACCGGCTCGGTGCCAGTTAGTGCAAACCCATTCACTATTGGTCATACTTTTAAATTGGCAGTCACACAACCTGAACAAAGCACTATTGACGAGTACACCTTTACTGTTGCTGAAACCAGCGTAGACGGGTTCGTAAAGTTGATACTTGGCAAAGGCATTCCAAATGTGTTTGCATCAAAAGAAAGCTCAGGCGCAATCAGTATTACACACAAAGCAGGTGGCGATATCTATCTAGTAGACACCACCGCAGGTTCAGGCAACCCATTGACTAATGCAGGCTTTACCAGCAGCACCAGTGGCATTCTTGTAGAGACAGTTGGAACATATTCAGGATCTTTACTAGCCACAAACTGGTCTGTACTTGACTATACCTACAGCACTGAAGAGCCTTATGTTGCTCCGGCCGATGGTACATTGTGGTACTATGGTAGTGCTGTGGAAGCAGATGTATTAATTTGCAGCACCACTGGGTGGAAAGGCTATCGTACAGTAACTAGCGATGCTCGTGGTTATAATCTAAGCCTAACTGATCCGAATGGTCCAATTTTTTCTGCTTCACGCCCAACACTACAAAGTGACGAAACTGCTCTTGTGGCTGGCGATCTTTGGGTTGATACTAGCGATTTAGAAAACTATCCTACTATCTACAGATACAACGGTAGTAAGTGGGTAGCCATAGATAACACAGACACTATTACTCAAAACGGTATTTTATTTGCTGATGCACGTTGGGATGCTGATGTTGATGGTAACGGTGACAGCATCGGTGGTATAGTAGATCCAATCAGCGGCGACTTGCCAGAAATCGCAACCATGCTGCTGAGTAACTATACAGACCTAGACTGCCCAGACTATCGTTTGTATCCACGTGGTACAATTCTTTGGAACACACGTCGTAACGGCTTCAATGTCAAACAGTATGTAAGTCAAGCATTTACAGAAGATGCGTACCCAGATGCTGATGTCAACAGTGGAAACAATTTGATTGGGGAAATCCCAGATATCGCAGCAACTTGGGTTACCGCTAGCGGCAATCAAGACGATGGCAGTCCATACATGGGGCATAAAGCTCAACGTCGCATGATAGTCAAGGCGCTACGTGCAGCAGTTGACAGTAACACACAAATACGTGAAGAACAGTTTACGTTCAATCTAATTGCTTGCCCAGGATACCCAGAATTGTTGGCAAACATGACAGCGTTGAACAATGACCGTGCAAACACAGCATTTATCGTTGGCGATACTCCATTGGATCTAGTACCAGATACAATTGAACTAACCAACTGGAGCAACAATGTTGCTACCACTGCTGACATCTATACAGGCTTGTTTTATCCAGCAGGATTAACAAATGATTTAGATGGTAATGAAGTGGTAGTGCCTGCAAGCCACATGGCACTAAGAGCTCTGATTCGTAACGATCAAATTGCTTATCAGTGGTTCGCTCCAGCAGGTGCACGTCGTGGATTGATTGATAATGCAACCGCAGTAGGATATCTAGACTATACTACCGGACTATTCACCAAGATTGGTGTACGTCAAAGTCTACGTGACAGTCTGTACACATTAAGAATGAATCCTATTGCTAACTTGCCTGGGTTGGGATTGGCTATATTTGGACAGAAGACTCGTAGTCCAATTGCACAAAGCACAGATAGAATTAACGTTGCACGTCTAGTGAACTATATTAGAAGTATTCTAGGCGGTATCAGCAACAGTTATCTGTTTGAACCAAATGACAAGATCACAAGGGATCAGATCAAACAGGCAATTGAAGGTGCTATGAACGATCTAGTGGCCAAGAGAGGTGTATACGATTATCTAGTGGTTTGTGACGAAAGCAACAACACCAGCGATCGTATCGCAAGAAATGAATTGTATGTGGATATTGCCATTGAACCTGTAAAAGCAGCAGAATTTATTTACATTCCAATTCGCTTGAAGAACCCAGGCACTATAGCAGGAGCGGGCATTTAATAGGCGTATATTATGAAGCGGTTACTCCGCTTCATAATTTGCCAAAAATGAGCTAAATAAGAATATAGGAGACAACAAACATGTCCGTAGCAAGTTTAACAAGATTTACAGTGCCACTGGCTTCAAGCCAGAGTGCAAGCGCACAAGGCCTTTTAATGCCAAAACTGGCATACCGTTTTAGAGTAAGTTTTGAACAGTTTGGCGTGAGCCAACCAACAACAGAATTGACCAAGCAAGTGATGGACTTTACTCGTCCAACAGTACAGTTTGGCGACATTGTGGTTGATGTTTACAACAGCAAGATTAAACTTGCAGGCAAACCAGAATGGCAAGATGTAACTGTGAACCTAAGAGACGATGCAGCAGGTAATGTAAGTCGTTTGGTAGGCGAGCAGCTACAAAAGCAATACGACTTTATGGAACAGGCCAGTGCCAGTTCCGGTATTGACTACAAGTTCATCACACGCTGCGAAATGCTTGACGGCGGCAATGGTGTACTACAGCCAAATGTGTTAGAAACTTGGGAATTATACGGGTGCTATCTACAGCAAGTAAACTACGGAGAAGTCAACTACGCCAGCGGTACAGACATGGTTAAAATTGCTTTAACTATTAAGTTTGATAATGCGGTGCAAACACCACTTGGGTCTGGTGTTGGCGGCGATGTTGGCCGACTATTAGGCGTAACAGCTACTGGTTAATCCAGACGAAACACTTTAAATCAAACCCGGCATAAGCCGGGTTTTTTTATGAGATAAATATCTTAAAAGAGTCATTATGAGTTTAAATCCTTACCTACAGCCACTTGGCGTTGAAAACATTGTGCATGATTATGCTCATGCCGACCGTGTGTTTAGAACAGATGCGTTTAGATTACACCCTAAACTTGCATTTCTTTACTATGTAAGAATAAATCTTGATCCTACTTACACCATGTTCAAAGGATTAAAACAAAAAGAAATAGGTGCATTGGTTAAAACTGCTTCCCTTCCAAAATTCACAATTGATACAAAAACTCTTAATGCTTATAATCGCGTGAATCTAGTACAAACAAAAATCAAATATGATCCTGTGATCATCAAGTTTCACGACGATGCTGCAAATATTATTAGAGAGTTTTGGTACGACTATTACAGTTTCTATTATAGAGACAGCGACCACGCAACAAGTTTATATCAAAGTTCTCACAAATACAATGTAAGACAAACAGACAAATGGGGCTATACATTACGTAACAGCCCTGATTCTGGTGATAAAGAACAATTTTCTTCTGTGACACAGTTAATAACCGACATTCAAATTTACAGTTTCCACGGAAAAAAATTCAGTGAAGTCACTCTGCATAATCCTATAATAACTGCATTTAGACATGGTGAACATGATTATGCTCAAGGTACAGGCATACTAGAGCATGAAATGCAGATCAGTTATGAAACTGTAACCTATGCAGACGGATACTTAACAGAAGAAGAATTTGGTGACGATATGTTGTTAAAATACGATCGTACACCAAGCGAACTATCACCGCAGAGTTTACAGCAAGCAGGCGTGAGCACAGTTCCCGGAAAAGGCACTGACCTAACTTATCAAAACGGACAAGTGGTTCGAGCCTCTACACAAACCAACTACTATCGTGGCGGGAGTATTCAAGCACAAAATGGATTTACTCAGACTGCCAAATCAGGTGGTCCTCAGGTGAAAACAAACAACAGTGTGTTTGCCACTGCCGGTAAAGCAGTGCTCGGAGGCATGATTCAATCTGCTATTCGTGGACGAAATCCTCTAAGTCAGTTTAATGTGTCAAATGCATCAAACCTGCTTTATCAAGCAGGCAGCGCAGTCGGTGGGCCAACCGGACAACGATTGATCGCATCCGGCGGATTGGTAAGAGCAGGACAGAGTATCATGAGAAACGGAGTTGGTCCTGGTAACTTTGGATCAGTTGCAGTAGCAGTACAAGCTCTCGGGCAATTGGGTGTACGTCCTGAAAATATTTTATCATCAGGTAAAAGTATTTTTAATGGCAGAGCCACAACCAACGGATCTCCTGTGGCGCAAACTCAAGGCACTTATACCACAGTACAAGCACCAAACTTTCCTAGTGTAAGACCAACTAGCACAGTGGAAACATCCAAGACTGGTATTTTTTCTAATCCTACATACACTGACGGAAACCCTAACACTATTAATGACAGTAGAAATATCACACCACCAAGCAATCAAGGAAGACCCGGCGGCGGCTACGGGAGATTTGTATGAGTAATAATGTAAATCTTGGCCCTATTGACACTGGGATAAAGGCTGTTGAATTTAATCCTAATCGTTATTTCAACAATTTAAGTTTGCCGCCAATAGAGGTAGCAACCAACGTGAGTCATGCTGTGCAAAGTTTTTTTGAATCATATACTCAAAACAAACGTAGTGCAGAAATTTTAGCCAGTGCAGTTATATTCACCAGTTCCAGTCAAGGCATTGACCCAATGGAAACTCTTGGCGAGTTTTTACAATTGCCTCCAGGGCAGCTAAACGACTTTTTGGTTACATTTTTAAATTTTAATAGAATAGGCACCAGTCTATTGGGAACTATCAATAATTTTAAAACAAGTAATCAGTTTGTTAAAAGAGCTATTTTAGTTTAACATGGCAAGAAATTACGCACAAGGAAAATTTCAAATGCGTAATCCCGCCAAGTATATTGGCAAAGGACAACCCACCTATCGCTCAGGGTGGGAAATGGTGTTCATGCAGTTTTGCGATAACAATCCTGCCATACTAAACTGGGCAAGTGAAAGCATCAACATACCCTATCGTAACCCATTCACAGGCAAGAGCACAATTTATGTGCCCGACTTTTTGATTGTTTATGAAGATAAAAACGGGCAAAAGCATGCAGAGGTTATTGAGATCAAGCCCTCTACTGAAACAACTTTGGAGAGTGCTCGTAACACTAGAGATAGAGCTTATGTAGCATTAAATCATGCCAAATGGGCTGCTGCCACGGCTTGGTGCAAACAACAAGGTTTGAGTTTTAGAGTGATCACAGAAAATCAAATCTTTCACCGGGGTCAAAAGCGGTAAATACCGTATGACCAAAAAATTAGAACAGTTGTTTGATTTACCCACCGTTCCTGATACGCTAGAAACTATTGAGGAACATCGTAGTACCATTCAAGAAATTGACCTAGCTATAGATAAAATTGATGCGGCATTGCCCACTGTACGTGATCTAGAAACTGCTGATCAAGAAATGGACGAGCTTGCTACTCTTGCCAAAGACAAATTTGACGATCTTATGGACCTAGGCATGAATGTGGAACCTCGCTATGCCGGTGTAATCTTTCAAACAGCAGGGGTGCTATTAGGGCATGCAATCACAGCCAAACAGGCCAAGCTGGATAAAAAATTGCGTATGGTAGACCTACAGCTGAAAAAGCTGCGCATAGATCAAATGGCTGAAAAAAATTCAGACACTACTGTACCAGTAGAAGGACAGGGTGTGGTACTGGACCGAAACGCACTGCTAGCAGAAATACTAGGCAAACGACCAGACAATCAAAAAGATAATAAAGCATAAATAGATAGTATAGGATCCTGCAATGAAAACCTTTAAAACCTACTTGCAAGAAAGTGTTAAAACCTACAGTTTTCGTGTTCGTTTAGCCGATTGCGAATGTACCGCAGAGCTAATGGACAAAATTGAACAGGCACTTTCTGCATTCAAACTGGTAGATATTACCAAACCCAAGAGCTTGCCAATCGCTCGTACCAATGAATTTTACAAATTAGGACCAGTTGGCCGTAATACATTTGACGTAGTAACAGCCTATCCTGCTAATCCTCCACAGGTGCAACAGGCTATCCATAATTGTTGTGGATTGCCTTTGAGTCACATCTATGTGATAAATGCAGGAGCAGATGATCAAGACGCAGCGGCAGAAGCAGCATCAGAGCACACAGATGGTGGAAAAGCTCTGCTGGCAGATCCTGAATTAAAACAAGATGACAATAATGCTCAAGATCATGTAGGATTGAAAAAAATTGATAGCCTTTTGAAAGAGCTGGAAAAGAACCGCGGAGTACAAACTCAGTACACTGGCATCAACGACAACATTCTAGTCAAAAGCGAAACAAAAGAAAAAACAGCTAAAACATCTAATGATGCTGTACAAAACAATCGCAGCCCACTCACAGACACCGGCGCAAAAGCAACGACCAAAAAAGTAAAGGCACTATAACATGAGCAAGCACAACGACATTTACAATATCCTGGGCAAGTTATCTTCTCTACAACCTAAAGAAGAAACCAAGCCAAGCATTCTTAAAGAGTTTGCTGAATCCAAGCCAGCTGATGTTGTACAAACCTTGAACACAAGATATCAAGAGCACAAACAGTTAAATGAAAGTGGTCTACAAGCATACCTAGGCAAAAAGAAGTATGGCAAAGAAGGTATGCAGGCACTACAAAAAGCCGGCCGCGACGGTGCTAGTAAAGAGAAGATGGCCATGATTCGTGCCAAGCACGACAAGATGGACGAAGCTGATTACAATGAAGACATGCTGAGCCCTAAGCAGAAAAAATTTGCAGCACTTGCAGAACCTAAGGACAAGATTACCTATGCTGATAAAATTGCCGGCGCCAAGAAAAAAGAAGAAGGCAATGAGTTCAGCGGCGAGCTGGCAAAGGCCAAAGCACAAAACAAGGATAGTTTCACTGTTGGCGGAAAAGAATATCCTGTAAAGGAAGGATTTGAAGATCAACATGATGTAGAAAACAAAGGCGAATACGATCAAGAAGGCGACATGGCCAAAGATGATCTAAGCACGATTGAAGACGCTGCACGTGAGCTGGATAGCATTTTATCAGCAGACGATAATCTGCCAGAGTGGGTACAAAGCAAGATCAACAAAGCCATGGACTATCTTGACACAGCAAGAGATTACATGAAAGCTAATTCAGAAGACGACAATCCTGAGATGAACGAGAGTGAGTACCAAGACAAAGTTAATAAGAGCAAGGTTCCTGCGTATCAGCGCAAGGCCAAAGGTGGAGATTGGAAAGTGAGCACAAAAGATTTAGATGATGAAGCCAGTAAGAGTCCCACAAGCCGTGCTGGATTAGAAAAATTAAAACAGCGCATGCGTGATGATGGTGTAATGGAAGGTTTCCCTACAGTAGACGATGCTCGTAAACGTGCTGAACAAGAAAAAGGCACAGGCAAGTTTGATAAGCAAACCACTGCTACTGGTACTCGTTACACTCGCAAGAGTGATACCTATAGTGACGATAATACAGAAACAGGCAGCAGCGATGCACCTAAGAAGCGCGGCCGTCCTAAGAAGCACACAGGACCAGAGCGTGTGACCAGCAAGGCCTGGAAACACAAAGGTGGTCGTAAGGTTAAAGAATCTATTAAACTAGAAACATTTGTTGAAGACACCATTGGTGAGCTTGATGCACTGCTACTAAGTGAAAAAGCAGTGAGCAAGCAACAACAAAAGTTTATGGGCATGGTCCACGCCATGCAAAAAGGCGAGAAAGTAAAAGGTGCCAGCAAAGAATTAAAAGCAGCAGCCAAGGGCATGAGCAAGAAAGATGCCAAAGACTTTGCTAGCACCAAGCACAAAGGTTTGCCAAGCAAAGTAACCGAAGGTATTAACTTCATGGAGATGATGCGTGAAACAGATCAGACAGTGGAAGAAATGCTGAATGAACTGCATGCAGAGTTGGACGAATACAAGACCACTGGACGCATGGGCGACAAGCTGCGCGATGCATTAGAATTGCATCGTCACAACAAAAACAAGATCATGGGCGAAGCAGAAACAGAAAAGAAACATTTCTTTCACAATCCTAACGTGCCTGACGATGAGCAATTACCACCTCCGCCAGAAGAAGTGGATGTTGAATTGAATGAACTAGCACGTCTAGCAGGACTGGGCGAAGTTAGTCGCGGAGAGTATATCAAGCAACAGGACGCGGCAGCAGAACAGTCTGGCAAAGACAAGTTCAATGCTTTTGGACAAACCTTTGATACAGATCAAGTGCATGAGTCTACTTGCAATATGACAGCCGAAGGTGAAATGTGTCCTAAGCATGGATTTGCTGAATGCGGCGCAATGTACGAAAGCAAAGAGTCAATTGCGGAATGCGGAGATATGAGTCCTATGAGCAATATGTCTGAACCCAAAAGTGGCATGAGTGTGAACACCAGTTTTGATACCAAGACCGGTCGTAAGACCATGAGTGTTACAGCAGACGGCGAAGCAGCAGAACAGTTGGCACAGATGCTAAAAATGGCGGGCATGAGCGACAGTCACAATCATAACGGGCCTGAAAAGAAAGTGGTAATGGTTACTCCCGAGCAAGAAGTAGCAGAAGACTTTGCTAATGAACCTAACGAGCAGTATGCAGATACTGAAGCAATTACCAATGCAGGACAAGATCTAAACCGTAAAAAGAAACAATACGCAGACAAACCAAAAGCAGGCGATAACCCAATGGCAACAGAAAACGTTCAACTGGAAGATCGTTTGGCAGCGTTATATAATAGTATCAAGGTAAAAACAAGATGAAAAATCTACGCGATTACATAGTTGAAAGTGAATTCAAATTAGAAAATCCTGTGCCAGGAGACGCTTTTGATCTTGAACTTAGTACCGATGTGCTTATTGAAAGTGTAGTAGGAGAATTACTAGAAGATGGGTCTCCTATAATAGAACTTGATAATCGTGCCATTGAAATAATGGAAAGCATGGGATGGACCTTTGAGGATGTTTCTCCTGAGTCTAATGATAGTATCAGTCCTATTCATGGCAACGCATTTGCACCTTATCATCGCAAGCATGATCCACGCGAGTGGTTCCGACAAGATGTCCACGAGGAAGAGGATGACGAAGAATCTAGTGACGAAGAAGCTGTTACAGAAGCAGAATATCGTGGACGCAAAGTGCCATTGGGCAAGCCCATGGCAGGTGATGTAAAAAAGAAAAAAGTTTATGTTCGCAAGCCCAATGGCAGTATTGTTAAGGTAAATTTTGGCCACGGCGGCACCAGTGCAAAAAAAGCCGGTCAAAAAACCATGCGCATCAAAAAAAGTAACCCCAAGCGCCGCAAAAGTTTTAGAGCAAGGCACAACTGCGACAATCCGGGACCACGCTGGAAAGCACGTTATTGGTCATGTAGAGCTTGGTAATTTAAATTAAAGGTCAATTATGAAAAAATGGTTTTCAATTGTGCTACTATCATTGGTGGCCAACACAGCAGCGGCATGGGAACAATGGGCACCACTGCCAATCAATGCATGCAACATACAGGCACCTTATGGTTTCCCTAAAGCCAATCGCGCCGATCTAATGAACAACAGTCAGGCTATTTGCCGCCATGCCTATGTTACATTGCATGACAACGTGGCCAAAATTCCTGTTTGGGTCAGCTACACACTGCAACCTCAGAACGCATTGGGTTGTGTGCCACGTTCAAATGGTTTTATGGCCGACAACAGCCTACCCAAGGGCAAACGTGCAGAACTCAACGACTATGCTAAAAGTGGATATGATATTGGTCATGTGGCACCCAATGGTGACATGAGCTTTGACAATCAAGCTGAGCTAGAGAGTTTCTTATTGACTAACATGTATCCACAGTTACCAGGATTGAATCGTGGCATCTGGAAACTGTTAGAAACTGCCACAAGAGGGTGGGCAGTTCAGCGAGGCAATGCCATTGTGGTGTATGCAGGTGCAATTTATGGCCCGGGTGATAAGACCATTGGTGCTAATCAAGTGGTAGTACCTCGTGCATTTTATAAAATTGTTACAGACACTAAAACTGGCGAAGTAATGGCGTTCTTGTTCAAGCACGAAGGCGGGCAAGGCAATGACTTAACTAAAGTGCGTGTACCACTAGACACAGTGGAAAAACTCAGCGGAGTGGCATTTAGTTTTCCTACAACTGCAAGAGAAACTCCAATTAATCAAATCTGGCCAGTAGACTACGGAGCACTTACAAATGCAAAACGAGCCCGATGTAAAGGAACCGGGGAGTAACCCCGACGACGATCGCCCGGTGATACCCTATGGACAGCATTGAACAACTAAAGGTACTGGCCGGTATAGGCAATCAGGCCAGGATGACTGAATACAAAGGTCATCCTGGCAGCAACATTTCAGTGACTGGTAATGAAAAAGGTCAGTTGATGAAAAAGCATGATATTAAACCAGGCACAGATGCGTGGTTTAAGTTGTGGTTTAGCAAGCCCTATCTCACAGGCGAAAAGCCAATTTAATCTAAAAATTTTACTTTTCTCTGCTCAAACTTGGTATTGGTTTCGGCACGAGCATTCTTGAATCCTAGATCTGGACGATCCAGCATATAGCGCAATACTAGATAAGGTTCGTAGTTTCCTGTAGGAGTATCACCGTTGGCGAAAACCTGTTGTGCGGTTAGTGCATAACTGCGACCGCTTTTGGCTATCTTAGGGAATCCTGCTAGTACAACATCAACATTGCTGATTCCTGGCTGACCGCTAAAAAAGTTCTTTCCAAACACCACTAGATTTTTGATATCATTGCTTGGATGAAATCCAAAGCTCTGACCTGATTGAAATACTCCGCCAGTTTCTTGTTTGACCTTGGCTAACCATTCAGCAATTTCTGGAAGATTGGTTAGATGATTCCAACCGCCATACTTTTTGAAATTGTCTGCTTTTAGACTCACCCAGGCCACAGCATGACCATTTGCGTCATACACAGTCATATCACTCTTAGGTGCGCGGCCATTTATGGTTTCCGGTGTTTTAGCAAAGCTAGCTGCGTCCACAACTCGTTTGCCCACTTTTAATTTAATTGCTGCTTTGCCTGTTTGTTGTTTGATGGCTTCTAGCTCTTTAGCCAGTCCGTCAATTTGCAAACTTTCAATAGCAACACGCTTACCTGATTCTTCACCGCCAAATTCTGCTGTTTTGACAATACTGCCTAATGGAATTTCTCTTGGTGGTTCTTCGGCTGTTTTGAGTTTTAGTTTTGATTTAGAAGGGTTCTGTGCCCAAGCAGCAAATCGTTCTGCTTCGGTAGGGTCAATTACCACATCCTCAACACCTTGTGTGGTTTTAACCTTAAACGGGCTACCTGATTGTATTTTTTGAATCACGATTGGCACCCGTGCTTTTGGTGTACCTTCGTACTTGAAAAGTCCGGGCGCTAATGGAGCTTCGTTAATTGGTTGCTCTTGGGTAATATCAGTAACACGCATACTGATATTTAGCCCGTTGCTCGTTGATCCTCTAGTCCTAGATACTGGTACCAGCTAGGATGTTCAATGTGCAAAGGACGACTTTTCCACTTGTTCACTAGCTGATAGTAATCAGGCTTGTAGGGCATGCGTAAGGGCTTCCACAGTTTACTACCTTTTCTGTGGTTACAGCTTTTGCATGCAGTCACACTGTTTTCCCAATTGGCCTTACCTCCAGTACTGCGTGGAATCACATGGTCAAGGGTAAGTTCGTCGCGTGGAAAAGTTTCACCACAGTACTGGCATTGATACAAATCGCGCAGGTACAAATTGCTTCTACTAAAACGAATATTGCGTCGTTTGGTAAAGTAGCCTTTGGTAACAGCCACAGCAGGATAGTGTATGGTCAAGTTGGCACTGCGAGCCACATGATTCTCGTATTCTTCTAGTACAGTAATACGGTCTAGAAACATCAATTTAATAGCATGCTGCCAGTTGATTATGCTCAGCGGCAGCACACTGATTGGCTCATAGTTGCTATTCAAGAGTAAGCAGTTCATTTTGATTCAATTCATTTAGAGTTAAATATATTTACTATGGCAAAAAGTTTAGAAGGCGTAATTGTTAAAAAAGCACACCAGGTAGAAAGCTACACTGAGCAGCACATTCGTGAAATAGCACTTTGCGCGGATCCTGTTACGGGTCCTGAATATTTCATGAACCATTACTTCTACATACAACACCCAACCAAGGGTAAAATATTATATACTGCTTTTGAATATCAGTCAAGGTTAATTGATACTTACCACAATTACCGTTTTAGTATAAGTTTGATGCCACGACAAACGGGCAAATCAACCTCGGCAGCAGGATACCTACTTTGGTATGCTATGTTTGTTCCAGACAGTACCATCTTGGTTGCAGCCCACAAATATTTGGGTGCCCAGGAAATCATGCAGCGTGTGCGCTTTGCCTATGAACACGTACCAGATTTTATACGAGCAGGAGTGGTAAGCTACAACAAGGGATCAATTGATTTTGATAACGGATCCAGAATTGTTGCACAAACCACAACAGAAAACACTGGTCGTGGTATGAGTATTTCATTACTGTACTGTGATGAGTTTGCGTTTGTAAGACCAACCATTGCTAAAGAGTTCTGGACATCCATCAGTCCCACATTGGCCACAGGTGGTAAGTGTATTATTACCAGCACTCCAAACAGTGACGAAGATCAGTTTGCACTATTATGGAAAGGTGCTAATAAAACCATTGACGAGTTTGGAAACGAGACTGTACTGGGAGTAAATGGATTTAAAGCATTTCGTAGCCGATGGCAAGAGCATCCAGAGAGAGATGAATCTTGGGCCGAGCAGCAGAGACAACAGCTAGGGGAAGAACGTTTCCGGCGAGAAATGGACTGCGAGTTTTTGATTTTTGATGAGACCTTGATCAATGCGGTTACACTGTTTGAGCTAGGTGGTATTGATCCGCTGGAACGTCAGGGACAGGTGCGCTGGTATAAAAAACCTGAAAAAGATTATACCTATGTGGTAGGACTAGATCCTAGTTTGGGCACTGGCGGCGACCCTGCCGCTATACAGGTATTTGAGCTGCCCGGATTAAAACAAGTGGCCGAATGGCAACATAATAAAACACCTGTACAAAGGCAAGTGGCTATATTAAAAGAAATAACCAGTTACCTAGTTGATACCATTGGATCTTCAACTGATGTTTACTACAGTGTGGAAAACAACACCTTGGGGGAAGCTGCACTAGTGGCTATTGCAGAGATCGGGGAAGAAAACATACCTGGAATTTTTCTAAGCGAACCACATCGAGTGGGGCAAAGTAAATCCTATCGCAAAGGGTTTACCACAACAAACAAAAGCAAACTGGCAGTTTGTAGCAAATTTAAAAGCCTAGTAGAAACCAAACGAATGACTATTGCCAGCAAGAATTTAATAAGCGAGCTCAAAAACTTCGTGGCAGTGGGTACATCATTCAAAGCCAAAACAGGAGAAACCGATGACCTAGTGTTGTCCACTCTGCTGATAGTGCGCATGATACAGGTACTTAAAGAGTTTGATCAACGACTTGATAACGAAGTCCGTGACACACTAGAGGATTTTATTGCACCCATGCCCTTTATAATGATTTAAAGCTAAATACGCTATTAAAACGGAATTACTATGTCACGCGAAATTGAAAAAATTGCTGAAGATTTATTTGAAAAAATTAGAGCTAGATTTGAGAATATCAATCTAGGAGACGAAGCTGCTAAAGCCACCAACGACCCAGAAAAAGCAAGATTTTTTAATTTTGATTATGTGACAAACGATGAAAATCATGGCAATGTTACTGTTAGTCTAATTGACGAAAACAATTTAAAAATTTATTTCAGTAAGAATATTAGCGACAATCTAGATGATCAAGAATTGAACAGTTGGTACAATTTTTTAAAAGAACTACGATATTTTGCCAAACGAAATTTACTAACATTTGACACAAGAGATATCAGTCGTAGCAATCTAAACATAAAGGATCTAAAACAAGTGAGCAAAGCAGACAGTACCTTGACCACTCAAGATGTAGCAATATCAGAAAGCAAACTTTATGGCACACACATGCTCAGCTACGAAAATGTTGGGCCGGCTCGTATCATGATCAAACATACAGAAAGTGTGAACTCTGAACAGAGAGGTAGTAGAGCAAGGCACATCAACGCGATCTATGTGGAGAATGCTCAAGGCGAACGTTTTAAAATGCAACACAACAAGTTGAGTGGTGCAAGAGCCATGGCACGACATGTAGCAGAAGGCGGCATTCCTTACGACAATATTGGACAGCACATAAACAGCATGATACAGGAAATGGCAGATCTAGGGCGTTTTGTACGTGTGATGAAGCATCGTACTTTTGAAGACAACACAGCAGCCAAAATGGTAGAAGCAGCAGCCAATTACTATCAAGGCATGAATAGACAGTTGAACTATCTTAAGGGTGCAAGAGCGTATAGAAATTTTTTAGAGTCATTTGAACCTGTCAAACAACAATTAGATGAAGTAGATATAAATGAATTAAAAGAACGCTTTGTTAAAAAAGTTTTTGATGATCGTATGATGGCAGCGTTGCCATTAGTAAACAAGGCCTATCAGTTACAAGAACATGCTAAACAAAAACAATTAGAAAGTGTAAAAGACATTATTGAACACCGTGCTGATTTGCAGTTGATTGAAAATGAGGGCATGGACGAATATTTCAAGGCTCTAAGTTTTGCTCGCCCTACAGATCTAGTGACTCGTATTCTAGAAGACATTGCCAAACGTGGTGCAGTGATCCCAGAAGTTGCAGAATTCGCTAAACACTGGGCAGCAAACTTTAACATGGTAAACGAAGACAGCGATCAAGAATTAAAAGAAAATCAAGCTCTGGCTGTAAAATTGGCCACACATTACATTAGAGATCTGCGCAACCTCCGTGAGGGGTTGCGAGTATCTCAAACAGACTACAATCTGGTGGACTTTGATAATGGCGAGATGTTGGAAGAAGGCACCTGGGCACTACCTGATTCACCAGAAAAAGTTCAGACTCTACAAACACTCATGGCAGAACCTCTAGAAGTTGGAGTAGATGCTGAAAACGCTACTAGCGCACTATATGAGTTGATTGGCGACGACGAACTGTTTGATAGATTACATGATCTTGCAGATGCAGAAGGACCACGTGCTGATGCTAGAGACACTGTTAAATACTTTTTACAACAGGAAATGCCAGGACTGGTTGCTAAATTAAATTTTGGCAACACAGAAATGGATCAAGCCACAAATATTACACCACCTGCACAACCTACAACACCCGCACAGACCACAGGCCCAAATCAAACATCTGGACAAGCATCTGGAGGTGTGGTAAGTGAGGAATTGCGTAACCTGGCTCGTTTGGCGGGATTACAATCGTTTATGGTGAAATAATCTGGCGAACCTATTGCAATTATAAATATACTTGCATATACTATGTATGTGCATCAACAACCATTATGGCACATTTATTAAGGAGAAAACATTATGGCAACTTCATTGGCAGAAATTCGTGCAAAGCTGCAAGCACAAGAAAACCGCACAGGCGGTAGTCAAACAGGTGGCGACAACGCTATCTACCCACACTGGAACATTGCAGAAGGTTCCACAGCAAAAGTCCGTTTCCTACCAGACGGCAATACCAAAAATTCTTTTTTCTGGGTTGAACGATTAATGATTCGTTTGCCATTTGCTGGCATCAAAGGCCAAGCAGACAGTAAGCCTGTGATTGTTCAGGTACCTTGTGTTGAGATGTATGGTGAAGCATGTCCTATCCTGGCAGAAGTACGCACCTGGTTTAAAGACGCAAGTCTTGAGGAAATGGGTCGTAAGTATTGGAAGAAAAAATCTTATTTGTTCCAAGGTTTCGTGCGTGAGAATCCATTAAGCGATGACAAAACTCCAGAAAATCCAATTCGTCGTTTTGTGATCAGTCCACAAATTTTTAATTTGATCAAGAACGCACTCATGGATCCAGACATGGAATCCATGCCCACAGACTACGAAGCAGGACTTGATTTTACTATCAAGAAAACTTCTAAAGGTGGCTATGCTGACTACAGCACCAGTACCTGGGCACGTAAAGAAAGTGCGCTAGCCGCTGATGAACGTGCAGCAGTTGACAGCTTTGGTCTTTTCAACCTAGCAGACTTCTTGCCCAAGCAGCCCACTGATGTTGAGCTGAAAGTGATCAAAGAAATGTTTGAAGCTTCGGTTGATGGTCAAGCATATGATCCAGATCGTTGGAGCCAATACTACAAGCCTAGCGGCTTTGGCGGTAACAGTGGCGGCGATGATGCAGCCGCACCTGCAAAAGCCGCACCTGCTGCAAAAGTAATTCCTCCTGCTGCAATAGCAGAAGATCCACCTTTTGATTCAGAAGATGCACCTGCTGCAACAGCACCAGTGCAAGACGCCAAACCTAGCAATCAACGTGCTGAGGATATCTTGGCTATGATTCGTAATCGTCAGAAGCAGTAACAAGGAAATGGGGCTTGTATAGCCCCATTTTATTCTATATAATAATGACGAGAGGAATCTATTATGGCAAAACCATTTGACGTATCAAAATTTAGAAAAAATATCACCAAGAGTATTGACGGTATCTCTGTTGGCTTTCGCGATCCAGATACCTGGATCTCCACAGGCAACTACACACTGAACTATCTCATCTCCGGAGACTTCTATCGTGGAATTCCCATGGGCAAGGTAACTGTGTTTGCTGGTGAATCCGGTTCTGGTAAATCTTTTATCTGTTCAGGTAACCTTGTGCGTCATGCACAAGAGCAGGGCATCTACTGTATCTTGATTGACACAGAGAACGCACTGGACGAAGCCTGGTTACATGCTCTAGGAGTTGATACCAGTGAAGACAAACTGTTGAAACTCAACGTGGCCATGATTGATGATGTGGCCAAGTTGATCAGCGACTTTGTGAAAGAATACAAGGGCATTCCAGAAGGTGAACGTCCTAAGGTACTGTTTGTGCTAGACAGCTTGGGCATGATGCTTACCCCAACTGATGTTAATCAGTTCGAAGGTGGCGACTTGAAAGGTGATCTTGGTCGTAAACCCAAAGCACTTACCGCACTGGTAAGAAACTGTGTTAACATGTTTGGCGATTTGAACATTGGCTTGGTTGCAACCAATCATACCTATGCTAGCCAAGACATGTTTGACCCAGATGATAAGATTTCAGGTGGACAAGGCTTTATCTATGCAAGCTCAATTGTTGTTGCAATGAGGAAACTCAAACTCAAAGAAGACGAAGATGGCAACAAGATTTCAGAAGTTAAGGGTATTCGTGCAGCTTGCAAGATCATGAAAACTCGTTATGCCAAGCCGTTTGAAAGTGTACAGATCAAGATTCCATATGAAACTGGTATGAATCCATACTCAGGCATGGTGGACATGTTGGAAGGCAAAGGTTTGTTGCAGAAAGAAGGCAACAGTCTTAAATACACCCTAGCAGATGGCACCGTGATCAAACAGTTTCGCAAGGCCTGGGAACGCAACGATGATGGCACACTGGACAAGGTCATGGAAGACTTTGTAAAGAATCCACATCACGTGGTCACTGCTCAACTAGAAGAGGAAATGGCAGAATGAGCATTGATATAGATGCACTGGTGGACACCTACACTGTGATGAAAGAATATGTTTCTAGCAAGGATCGTCAAGCAGCAGCTGATCATGTGTTTAGTATTCTAAATGACAGTGGAGTGAGTGAGCAAGATCTAAAAATGCTTGCCGGAGTTGATTCTTATATGAAAAGGGCATCGTCTGAATATCTTGATCCTGAAGAGGAAGAAGACGATGAGGATATGGATTACGACTACGGTGACGATTGATGTGGTACAATCGGATAGTACAAGATCTTGGTAATCTACCAGATTTTATATCCTATTACGAAGCTCAATTGCAAGAAGCAAAAAGCGATGTTCGTGTGGCAGGCCAGGTAGAAAAAAATCTATCAGGCCTGCCCGGTGTTACAGAACATCGCTTTAATCAATTGCAAGAGATTGAAGCAGTTCTAGAATATCTAAACATTCAGTTGAGAAAAATACGTCGTAAACATTTTCAAAAGTATCTTGAAAGTTATGCTAGAGCATTAACCAGTAGAGATGCTGAAAAGTATGTGGACGGCGAAGATGAAGTTGTAGATTTTGAAACCATCATCAACGAAGTGGCCTTACTGCGCAATCGTTGGTTAGGTATCATGAAAGGTCTAGAGAGCAAGAACTTCATGCTAGGACACATCACCCGCTTGCGCACAGCAGGCATGGAGGATGTAACAGTATAATGGATTATCGCGCTCATGCTGATAAACTGATTGAAGACTTTAATCTTTGCATGCGATCTAGACCTCGTGGCAATGCTATAGAAGTACAAATAGAAAAAGATGCATGCGCTAAATGGGCTCATCATTTGGTCACTCAGCGCAGCTGGGGATCAGAACTAGAAATAGCCGAGGCCTGCCACCAGTTAGAACCCAGACTCAAACAGTTGAGAGAAAAAGTAATCATTGAAATATTAACCAATGGATCTCTTTAATAACGAACATCAAAGCCATGAACACAGTCTTGAGACACTGAATCTTGTAAATCGTTATGAAGATTTTATGGACAGTATTTCTACTGTGGCAGACATGGGCTGCGGTATAGGGGCAGATATTATTTGGTGGGCCAACGCCGAATATGTTGAGACCACGGAAGATGCACAGGGAAACATCTACGAAACTGTAAGAAAAAGAAACTACAAGTGTTATGCTGTGGACAAAAACACACAGCAGATAGACAAAGAAAGTTTACCTGCAAACGTGAATCTAATCACAGCCGACTTTGAACGTAGAAGTTTGCCAATTCCTGTGGACATGATTTGGTGTCATAACAGCTTTCAGTATGCAGTTAACCCTTTGAGCACATTGAAATTGTGGAACGAACAGATGAATGAAAATGGTATGTTGTATATCTGCATACCTTATCAAAGTACCTATCAGAACAATAGATTGGTGCTGCGCAGCAACAGTTTTAACTATTACAATCATAACTTTCTCAGCATGGTGTACATGCTGGCTGTAAACGGGTTTGACTGTCGTGATGCATATTTTCTCAAACGCCGGGAGAATCCTTGGTTGCACATAGCAGTGTACAAAAGCAATCAAGTGCCAATGGATCCTGCACAAACCTCCTGGTACGATCTTGCTGAACGTAATCTCATCAACGATAGTATGAAAAACAGTTTGAATCGCTATGGGTATATCAAACAGGAAGATATCTTGTACGCATGGCTGGACAAAGATTTTCACTATGTTGAGGATTGACAAATATTAGATCTTTTTGTATAATACTTGAATGCTGGGCCGGAAGCTTAATTGGTATAAGCGTCCGACTCATAATCGGGTGACAGTGAGTTCGAGTCTCACCCGGCCCACCATTCCTATGTTTTTCTTGGTTAGAGATAAATATTCTAACCAGGAGAATAAAAATGAAAGAGTATGTTTGTAAAGATTGCGGTGTTGAAGGAATTGAACATTTCTATACAAAAGGATACCGTTATCAATGTAAACAATGTTGGAACAAAAGAACCTATAAATTATCTAGAGATAAATTAGATCAACTAATTATTGAGCGCGGTAGTAAATGTGAAAGATGTGGATACAATAACTGTTTTGCAGCACTTCAATGGCATCACAAAGACCCAACTGCAAAAGAGTTTGGCATCAGTAGTAAAAGAGGTGCTCCTATTAACAAGCTAAGAGAAGAGGTTAACAAATGTACTTTATTGTGTGCTAATTGTCACGCTGAAGTACATGCAGAATTAAATAATTAATTTGCGAGTATGGAGAAATTGGTAAACTCAGAAGACTTAAAATCTTCCGCTTCGGCTTGCCGGTTCGAGTCCGGCTACTCGTACCAGATAACTGGCGTTCGTATAATGGATAATACAGGGGATTTCTACTCCCTAAATGTGGGTTCGATTCCTGCACGCCGGGCCAAAGATAAATAAACATATGAACAAGCTCTATACTACTGCACGAATACGTACTCATCAATGATGACGTCTTCCCACGGTAGCTCAAGGAGAGCAGGAGGCCTTATAAGCCTTTCGTCCAGATAAGACCCAGGATGCGGTTCGATTCCGCACCGTGGGACCAATTCATTAAAAAGCCCCTTTCGGGGCTTTTTATTTGGATATTAAAATCCTATTCTAAGCATTATACTACCAGAGGTACTTTGAATATCTTGACTGTGTAAATGCACAGCTCCTATAATCGCAGACACCTTTTGGGAAAGTTGCTTGCCCACACCCAACCGAGATACAGTAAGGTTTGTTGAAGTTTGTGCTACTTCTCCGTAAACATTCATAGTACCGAACTGTCTATCGTAACGTAGTCCATATTCATGAGTGCGTGTGTTATTATCCACAGCAGAATAATTTATAGCTGTGATTGCACTTCCAGATTCTACCACTGCATCTCTGCGATTGTTTTCGTGTCTTACCCCCACAAAAGGTCTAAGCCCTGCTATATCTGGAGTGTATAGTCTAGCATTGATCCAGTAGTCGTTACCGTTGGTTTTACTGCTGTTTGAGTAACCCAATGCTGGTAGACTGTGACTGGCTGCGAACATATTGTTGGCATATCCCAACTGTGAACTTACAATCCAGTTTCTAGCCACCCAGGTTGAGTTCAAGGCAAAAATGTCCTTGGTTAGACTGCCGGTAGCATCATTACCGCCCATGTTGCTGTCAAAGCGACTTAAAGAAAATCCAACCACTAAATTTTCTCGTAACAGTTTGTCTAATCCAAAACCATAACGTGAACTCATGATCAAGTAGTTGTCAAAACTATAGTCTGCTGTTTTCTCTCCAAATGCATAAAAAGAAACAGTTCTAGCAGAATCAACATTGCCTTTAAAACTTAATTCACCGTTGATCACAGAATGTCTGTTTAACAAATTATCAGAGCTGAGTAAATTGGCCAGATTATTTGTTTGTGACAATACTGCATACTGATCAATTCTTGTGTAATAGCTCTGATCGTCGCTGGTAGTAGAAACAGTATTAAAAGTACTGGTAGTTGTAACCACTTGATTGCTGGTACTAGTGGTAGTTACCGGAGTACCGTTTGTAGTAGTGGTTGTGCCATCACTATAAGTTGTAACAGTGGTTGGCGTGGTTGTGGTGGTTGTGGTAACAGGTGTGATTTGAGTCACCACTCTAGTTACAGGTGTGGTTGTTACCACGGTGGTATTACGATTGATTTCAAGAGTTTTTTCAGTTTGTGTACCTCTAGTGTCGGTCACAGTGGTAACGCTGCTGGGTGCGCCCGCGGTGTCCGCAGTTGTGCTAGTTGTGGTGCCATAACTAACTGAAGTGTTTACAATGTTTGCACCAGGAGTAGTACTAACCACAGTAGGGGTCATGCTGCTCACAGAACCAGGTGTGCCAGGATTTGCAATTGTACCAGACCCAGAAGCTACACTGGTTGTGGAGTTGTTGCTATCATAATAGTAAGTAACTTCACCAATTTGTACGCTATCGCATGCCAGAGTACCCAGTGCTGCTTGACATGCAGCAATTGATCCGTAGTCATCTATGGCCTTGATACTCGGAAAGGTAATAAAGTAGTACACATAAGCATTGGTGTTGGCAATGCTAATCATGCTAGTCTGTGTGTAACGTCCGCTTACGTTTTCCAATGTGGTGCTTTGGTTGGCTGTGATTTCAGTCCAGGTTACACCATCGTTAGATCCGTACAATGTGAACTTGGTGGGATCACGTGGTACAAAATCATTGGCTGTGGTAAATTTTATGCCATCAATAACCTTGCCTGCATTCAGTGTGATAGTGAAACCAGCATTAGCGCGATCAAAGTTTAGATACTTGCTACCACTAGCGCCATCAACTGCTTGTGTGGCTCCTTCGCCGGCTGGACTGTTGTTACTGGTTGGAGTTATTGCAGTAATAATTCCGCTGGTCACTGCGGTAGGATTTGGTGCAGGTGTTCCGCTACCACCACTGCTGGCAGTTTGCCCAGCACTCAATGGAGTGGTACTGGCCCAGGTGTATGAACTGGCATCTGTGCCAGACACACTGGTATCCATGTTGGTAAATGAACCGCTTTGCCCATATGCATAACCTGCACTGGTGGTGATTACTGTGCCAAAAAATCCTGAACCCACATAGAACAGTGCGTCTGGACCAATGGCTTGCAAGGTACCAGTATTGTGCAATACTTGTGCTAGTGTGCCATCTGAGTTGTAAAGGCCCAATCCATACGTACCCGGATTGGTAGTTGAGTTGAAAAATGCAAAATACTGTCCACTGCCCACTGTAGGATGTTGAAAATTCATATCGAATGGTGCAATGAAATTACTAGCATTTAAGGTGGTACCAGACCAGTAATATTGAACGTCAAAAATTTGGTTAGTGCTAAAATGTCCGTCTGTGATATCTGCTTTAGCTGGAAGAATAGATGATAGAAAAACAGCAAGAGTCACAGCGACTCTGCTGAAGAATTTCATTTTGTAGAGCTCCTTTAAAAAAATTAAGAACGTGATTGAAAAACAGAAGTAGATTGAATTGGTGTTCTTTTTATATCTACAAGAATATTTAATCCAATAAAGTGTGTTATAATCTAGTGTTACAATACCCAGCATAAGTACAGTTTATGGAACTCAGCGAATACGATCCCATGCGCCACCACAGCATAGCCTATCCTATGGAGGTAGGTGCGCCCAAGTTTGAGCTGGTGCCGGTTACCAAGCAGAAAGATCTCATGGTGAATGCTGCTAGGATGCATGCGCAGCAGGAATATGATCGTATCATGGAAGTGGTGCGAGTGCTGCAAAAGCAAGCAGAAGACATAAAGAAACGTTTAGATCTAACTGATCAAGTGCATGCTGCTGCATACCAGCATCAACTGTACCCAGGACAAATGTACTGGCTAGCAAATGATAATAAAAAAGGTGGAACTGTGCTCATGCACACTGGTCCCATGGACTGGAGTACAGGCAAGCCAGAACATCTAGAATACATCACACGAATACAATGGCTAGGAGATTATACCTGGAGAGAAGTTACGGAAAATGAGTAACTGGTATCCTCTGAGTTTACCTCTATCGCCCGTACGGTCAAACTTGTCTTTTAGAAAATTTAGTGGATCGGGGCTCTGGAATGTTTATCTTGATTCTTTATCTATTCTAAACGAAGAGTTAATTAAGATATTACAAAAACTAGGAGCTGACCCCGGAATGGTGGTGATATTTGAATCATTGGAACAAGAGCGAAAAAATGCTTATTTGCACAAGGATTTAATTTGGAAAAATAACAACTGGGCCACAGTTCCTTGCGCAATCAATTGGGAACTACAACCTACTCAAACCATTATCCAATGGTTTAATACAGATTTTTGTAACGAGTATTGGCCCAACGCAGATTTTAATAATACCACGTGGCCTAAAAAATATCTAAATGGTATTGGATATGTTCCAGGCGACACAGATGGTGTACCTGACAATGCTGTGTTAGTGCAGCAAGCAGAAATTAATAATACCTCTCCAATTTTGTTTAGAACTGACGTTGCACATTGTGTTAATTTTAAATCTCAGTGGCCAAATAGATTTGTGTTCAGTTTGCGATTTAACAATATAACCACTTGGGACCACGCAGTAGAAATTTTTCAAAAAGTTTTTGTTGACAATAATTAGAAATATAAGTACAATAGAGGAATACGGAAACGTGGCTGAGTGGCCGAAGGCAGCGGTTTGCTAAACCGTCGATCATTTTAAAAGTGGTCCGTGGGTTCGAATCCCACCGTTTCCGCCAGAACATTCCGGGCTAGTATAATGGCAGTGCGGCGGTCTCCAAAACCGTTAGTCGGGGTTCGATTCCCTGGTCCGGAGCCAATATAAATGAAACGTATCTTTGTAAACGGCACCTTTGACATTGTACATCGTGGGCATATAGAACTATTAAACTATGCTCGCAGTCAAGGTGACCACCTATTGGTAGCCATAGACAGCGATCAAAGAGTACAACAACTAAAAGGCTCCACTCGTCCAATCAACACTCTTGAAGACCGCATGTTCATGCTTTCTAATCTACGATCTGTTGATCAAGTGGTTAGTTTTAGTTCTGACCAAGAGCTAGAAAGCATAATTAAACAGTATGCACCCGACGCCATGATCAAAGGATCAGATTACATTGGCAAACACATTATTGGTGCAGAATATTGCAAGGCAATTGAATTTTATCAACTGGTAAATGGATACTCAACTACACAAAAAATACAAGATATTGTTGGTAGGTGACAACGGAGTCGACCAGTATCAATATGGTACTGTGAATCGCATCAGCCCCGAAGCACCTGTACCTGTGCTAGATCTCAGTCATACCATTACCAAGCCAGGCATGGCAGCTAATGTGCTGGAAAATCTCAAAGCTCTAGGCTGCGATGTTACTTTTGAACATGGACTAAAAACCTGTATCAAAACTCGAGTGATTGACCTACGCAGCAAACAGCAGTTGATACGCATAGATCAAGATCAAGAATCACGTTCAGTAAAAATCAACTATAATTCTCTTAGCAAATATGATGCCATTGTGGTCAGCGACTATGCCAAAGGATCAGTAGACTATGACTGTGTGCAAAATTTAAGATTAAACTATACTGGTCCAATCTTTGTGGATACTAAGAAAACTGATCTAGCAAAATTCACTGGTTGCACAATCAAGATCAATCAGTTAGAATACAGTAAGCTGGTAACCAAACCTGATCTGCTTACCGACATGATTGTTACGCAAGGAGATCGTGGTGCCATGTGGAATGGCAGATTGTATCCTGCACAACCTGTAGAAGTATCAGATGTATGCGGTGCAGGAGACACGTTTTTAGCAGCCTTGTGCTATGGGTATCTTGAAACACAGGATATGGCGCAGGCAGTGGAATTTGCATTAAGAGCCAGTGCTGTAACTGTACAACATGTGGGAGTGTATGCTCCACGATTAGAAGAAATTAACCAGGAGAAATCATGAGTGTGAAAAAAGACAGTAAACGTGACCCAATGAAAACCAAGACAGGTAAAACACGACTGGGTCCACTGAATCTGGAACAGTTAAACAAGCTGATG